GGTGCCAGTAAGCGCAATACTTCCGTTGTTGAACGCCAACATTGGCTTTATTGACTTGGTTATCATGAACTCGTCAGCCTCTTGGGCCTCATCTACTAGAACAAAGTGATACGTTTTAGATTCAATCTTTGCTTTAGGGTTACAGGTCTGCATACGACAAAAAGACCCAGAATGCTTAAGACTTATTATTCGTCCTTTTCCTCTAGATCCTCCGGATGTGGCTTTGTCGTCAATCTCAGGATCAAGGAGAAAATCCAGTGCGTGGTCACTAGTGAGTTTACTAACAATACGACTGAACACCGTGTCAGCCTGGTCCTCAACGGGCGCGAACACTCCACACCAAAACCCCCTTTCAAACTTACCCAACCATGTTGGGTAGACCTTGGACAATTTTGGAAGAATCACCATCATAGACGCAAGGACATTTGATAGAACTTCAGATTTACCTGATTGACGAGTAGCAATTAGTGTTATTTCTTCACCATCTCCAATAACTATTGACTCGATCATCCTATAAGCAATCGGTATTTGGTACGGGAAGAAAGTTACGTTACAAAATTCTTCTGTAAATAAGATTAATTTCATAACAAGTTGGTCAATAAACTCTTGAGATGTTTCATCAAGCTCAAGAGCTTCAATGTCTTCTGGTATTGACCCCTCTTCTGCCACTTGCTGCATGCTTAATTATACTTCCTCTGTGAAGAGGCTTCCCTGACTAGGAATGTCCAGCGGTTTCTTAGGCATTCCAATAGACTCAGAAATTCGATCGATCAAGTAAAATAGATCTGGCAAACTTACTAAGTAACCATAATCTTCTATTTCACCAGAAATTATGGGTGACACAGCCCCGAAGTCATAACCAAGGTGGTTAATACTGTTAACCAGATCGTGCAGGTATTTACGATCTTGCCCGTTACCACGAAGCAAAGCCTTACGATTCGGGAGAGGGTTTACCTTGTCTGTTTTTCTGTTTAAATTTACCATTAGTTGTCTCCTGTACGCTCAATAATACACTATTTATTGTTTAAACTAGTTTTTCTAATCAAAAGTTCATCCCAGAGAGCATTAATAATATCTAAATGTTGCGCAACCTCTTCTTCTGGAAGGTCGCTATACCGCCAGCTGTCAAATGTTTGACCAAGATTCATGATCGTGAGATCCATCCAATTAATGATGGATGGGGTGTCCATTTTTTCAATTCGTGCTAGCTTTTTGTGTGTCTGGGGTTTTTGTTCTCGTTTAAAAAACATCACCACTCCCGTATGTCACTTGTTGAAGTATCTAAGTACCTACCACCTAGGGCACCTAGGATACCCTCAGTTTCATCATAATGGTTTGATTTTTTACAAATACCAAATTGAAACGAATACCTACCAATACTTACCTGTAAACCCTTACCTACTTTCCAAGGAAAGTTAGTCTGCCGCATAAATCCAATAGACAACAATGGTGTTTTTTTAGGTGTGTTATCTCGTGTTATCCAATAAACAGGGCCTATAGACTGCAGTCTATTTAAGGTGTCTCTAAGCAGCATGTATAAAGACAAGATTATTATTAGAATAGTAAATATTATCAACTTGCTAACTTCTCTTTCTTGAACGAACGTTTACACCATATTGTGATGCCATATCAATAAACTCTTCTCTAGCTTGTTTTGTCTTTTTACGCTCTGCTACATCACCCGGTGGTGAACCTGCATCTATTCGGGAAAAGCCGTAGTCTCTTTCCCAATCCAGTATCTTACGACCTATTGAAGCTACTCGCCCTGATTTACATAGATAAAATTCTGTATAAGGAAAGTTTTCACCTGGTCCGTAATGATAAACTGACCCCCACTTCCAAAATACAACTTCTAATGTTCCCTCTAACCCTAGTTCTTGAGCAATCCTGGGTATGTCTTCATCTTTTACAAGTGTTTCCCAATCGTTAATAGTTTTAATTTGGTCACATGTGACTTTTTCAAACATAGCCATAAACTTCATACTTTTAACTCTTGTGCTCATTAAAGACGTACCTTCAGCGTACTCCTCAGCTTGGCCAAACTCAACTATTTCATCAAGTTCTCTAGTCATTCTACTAGCTAATTCTTTGCATAATTCGTCTAAGTCGTCGAAGCTTGTGTTTGATTCGTCTGTGTTTGATTCGTCTAAGTCGTCTAAGCTTGTGTCTGTAAACAACGTTTTAGCAAGGACTTCAGACTCCTCACTTTTCTCAAGAATCTCTTCTAGACTAGTACCTAGTCTTTTTCTTTTCTTTAAAGCATTAAGTCTCTGTTTTGTCTCCGGGTCCATGGGCTCATTAGCCATGAGATACTCCTTAGTTGAATACTATTGTTAGTCTGCCAGAGTCTGCATCACCCCAAGGTGAATTAAAAACACGATAAGTAGTTCCATTGGAACAGGTAGTAGCAGCTGTTCCGTTTATACTACCATCAGCATTTCCAGGATACATAAACATTCCAAAGTCACTATCAACTGCCATGCGACCACGTGTTCCCGAGGTTAGTGTAAACTCTCTCGCGTTGCCTTGCGTTTGTGATGTTCCAGTTGTCCAATAGGCTGTGTCGTTGACAGGTGCGCCAGCAGGTGGTGACGCATAGTTGTGTGTTGCAAAAGCAACAACAGCTCCTGAACAACCATCCGCTGTTCCTCTAAGTGTGCGAAAAGTTGCACTATCAGGGATAAATCCCTTTGTTACATCACTAACGCTTGAACCATAGAACCAATAGCCGTACTGATATCCATAGGTAGTGTTGAGCCACCCAGATAATACAGAAACGAGACTTTGAGGATCGTTTCTCCAACCACTGCTGCTCCCCCAGGTTCCCCACCCTTTTGCTTTTACGTAGAAAGTACCGAGAGGTTTAGTCCATCTAGTAACAGAACCTGGTCCTTGACCTGACTTACCTACATTGTCAGTAGCAACTATATAATACACAACTAGCCAAGATTCTCCTCCTGGTGTAGCGCGTCTATTGGAGGGTGTTGTGAATGTAGTTGAAGAACCAGACCACTTATTAGACGGTATTACATAGCTTGATCCGGAAACAAATCCGCTGGAACTTCCAAAAAATAGTTCATGAAGAGTTGCTGATGCAACACCACTATGAGCGTCTGTTATTGCACCCCATGAAACTGTGACAGTTGTACCATTAATAGAAACTGACGGTTGTGGGACAACTGGGGCAATTGCCTTTGTTGATCCGGTACCACTACCATTTGTAGATCTGTCATTATTTGTTGTAATCGCTCGCACAGTTACAGTATAAGAAGCTTCATCAGCTAACCCACTTATCGTAAAGTTAGCAGATGACACACCAGTCCAAGTACCTCCAGAGTTCAAACTGTACTCATACGGGGTGCTACCGTTTAGGTTGTCAGTACCAGCAGTTCCTGCCGTGACAGCAACGCTTAGTTTACCATTATCAGTAGCATGTTCTGTAACAGTAACTGTCGGTGCACCGGGTAGGGCAACTGGACGACCAATCGTAGAGTTGGATTGTTCGGAGGCTCCAATTGAGTTAACAGCACGTAGCCTTATTGTATAGCTTGTACCGTTTGTTAATCCAGTAATAACTACTGGAGATGCAGTGCCAGATCTAGTTACCCACGTTGAACCGTTGTCTATTGAGTATTGATAGTCAGTTGTGGCTGTTGTACCAACCGTACCAGCAGTAAACGACACCTCTAATCGTCCACCGGTAGTACCATTCAAATATGCAATACCAGTTATTGTTGGGGCTCCCGGTCTTATACCACTGCCAAGACCTAGGGATCGTGAAGACCCAGAAGAAAAGGTGGATACTAGGGGCATTACGCAAACTTAGTCTGTGAGGCAAACACCGTGTATGTATTAGTAGCGGTTTTAATGATAGTGTAAGCGTAAATATCTACGCTGTTTGCGCTACCAGCTGTAGGTGCTGTACCGCCTTGCCATTTAGGTGTAACTGATGAACCATCAATAGTTACCGATGTTGGGTAGTACGGTGTAGAACCGTTTGTTACACCTACCGCAACTGTGATGCTTTGGTTATTTGAAAGCATAGAGTTGAGAGTTGTCGAACCATCTCCACGTATATTAAGAACAGTGTTTACTGTTGCATTGCTGGTATACACCCACGCAGATGAAGTTTTAATGTCTATGTTTTGGGTAGACGATGGTGCTGAGCCAACAACATTCCATGATTCTATTGGAGAAGTAAATACTGGTGTTACTAAGGCTGGCGATGTAAATGTACCAGTAGTAACAGTTGGGTTTGTAACCGTAGCAGCGGCTACTGTGCCACCGGAAATAGTGGGGCTTGATAAAGTTTTGTTTGTTAGTGTTTCCAATCCAGCAAGTGTTGCCCCGTTAACCCATGTTAAACCAGTAGTTTGAGTCGAATCAGCTGCTAGCATTTGACCATTTGTACCAACTGGTTGTCTTGTTGGTGTGTTTGCAGCTGAGGCAACCAGTACATCACCCTTGGTTGTTAACGTACCTCTGGTAATTAAACCAGTAGACCCAGACGTAGCTACAGTGAGTGTGACGACTCCTGAAGTCCCACCACCCGTTAACCCAGTGCCAGCTGTTACCCCAGTTATTGTTCCTGAGTTAAAAAAAGGCAAAGACGCCCATGGAGTGGAGCCATCTCCAACTTTTAGCTGTTTTGATGTAGTGTCTACACCAATCTCACCAGCTGCCAATGTAGCGTATTCGGGGGATGCTGCAGCCCACTGTTGAGTGGTACCACGCCGCATTTGTATTCTAACTGCCATTTGAGGCTCCTATCAGCCAAACATCTTCTTCCATGTTACAGGCCCGACTACACCGTCTACTTTTAGGCCGTTAGCGGTCTGCCATGCCTTTAGAGACTGTTCTGAGCGGGGGCCAAAGTCCCCGTCAGGGGTAGCACCAATAATGGCCTGTACAAGAGCGGCAGCTGGGCCCTTAGAGCCACGTTTGATTGGGGTGCCAGGATAGTCAAACTTCATGGGGCCCGCCTCTGGAGAACCACCAGAAGGTACTAGAGCCTCTACTGGAGCTGCTACAGAGCCGTCTGGGGTCTTATCACCAAGACAGTACTGCCAGTGCCAGGACTCAAACTCCTTGGAGTTCTTGTCACCAGTCTGAAGGTAGAAACCCCACTTAGGGGCGTTGGCGCACATCCACTCAAAGCAAGCTCCGCCCATGGACTGAAGCTTGCCACCAGCCTCGTAACCAAGGTCAATGGCAAGGCCCCAACCGTGGTTGGAACCCTTCTTACCAGTGGGATCTGGTGCAGCGCTGGGAGCCTTACCGGGCTTGAGGTACCAGGTCTTGCCTTCGTACTGGCGGGTAACCTGGGGCTTACGTCCCTGGTCAGTAGTGGTGTACCGGTCCATGAACATGTTCAGCTGACCCTGGAACGAGCGGTAGTCACCGACGTTCTTGAGCTTGTGACCGGCAGCAAGAGCTGCATCGTACATCTTATTGAACTGCTCAGCGGCAGGTTTGTACATCAACCCACCAGTTTTCACCTTGGCAAGCAGCTCTTGGGGGAGCTGGCCGTTCTTGTGGTTTGCTAGGGCTGAGGGAAGTACCAGTTTAATGTAGGGGTAAATCACTCGGCCCCCTTGCCAAAGGCAGCGTCCTTGGGGTTGATGAAGCGCATTACAACTGGAATGGCAGCGGCCCAAAGAGCGTTTAGGGTTAGCTTCCAGTCCTGGGTAGCGGTGTAAGTAGCTACACCTGCGCCAAGAACGCTACGAGCGTAGGATGCAATTAGGGCTTTATTTTGCTTTGTCAGAAACATCGGGGACCTCCTGCTTGGCCTTTTGGATAGCATTAATTGTAGCCTCTAAGATGGCTATACGCTGAGCCTGCTGTGCAATCTGCGTTGTTAGTGACTCGATTACGGTGTTAACGTCAATCTGTACATCGGACATTTTATTCTCCTTGTTTAGTTAGATTCCAATATGACTGTGATCGTGGTGATGAGTCGAATGTAGATCTTCTATCGTCTGAAAGTTCGTAGGTGTACCGTATGGATGACTACTTAAGAATGTACTAATGATCCACTTGTCCTGCGAATATGTCGGGTTACCCATATGCGGATGAGTATAGTTTGAAGGGAATAGACATATTCTTCCGACTACCGGATTCACTGCAACCTTGTGTAGAGGAAACTCTGTCTCTCCCCCAGACTCGACAGTGTTCAGATAGACGACTGCAGATAGAACTCTATTAGCTGTCTGTGAGACCCATGGCGCTGAATCATAGTGTTCTCGATAGTACCCATCACACGTCTTATATCGTTGCACTTGAAAACCTGAATCGACGATATCTGTCCACTCCCATAGAGCTCTGATCTGATGTCTGTAATGAGATACACATGTTGCAATAGCTCTTATCACTTCACCTTCAAACATCCGTAGCATAGGCTGTACAGTCATTTGATGCTCTTCTTGGATCGAAATGTGTGAAATCACCATGTCTGTTGAGTTCTTGTGATCTAGTCTAACACCGCTTATTGTCTTACCTTGGTGTCCGATAACGTCAATCACGGAAGAAGCGTAATTAAGAAACTCACGACATACTTGTTCGTCTAGAGCATTGTCTGCTACTAGAATCCCACCACTACGACCTGCTGGCCACTCAAACTTGATCACTTGTACCCTCCAATTGGCTTAGACTGTAGAATCTTCTCACACACCCACTCGTTAAACTCCGAAGCTAGATCAGGTACCTCCGTTCTATCCGCTGGAGTTGTTGCGTTAGGATCTCCCTTGATGAACTTAGACACTTTCTCGTCTGGTAGAGCAGACAATAGCCATGACTTAATATCTTCTGGGATGTCTAGGTACCCGACGATCCCGTGACAAGATGTTGCTACTTCTTCTCTGTTGTTTAGC